ATATGTCCGTATCGTTACTGTTATTTCGCCAGCTGGTGAGACAAGCGGACGTTCAGGCATGATGAATGAAATATCGAACGGAAGCCCTGCAAAATATACCGGATATTGAAACGAGTTAAAAAACGGGGCACAGTTCAGATCGTCAGCTTCGTATTCATGAAGGTTCGATCCCTGTTCTTCAGACCGGACGGCTTCTGCATAATACCACAGCGGACCGACGGCAGGACTGCCGACGCCTTCACAGACTTCCCAAGCGTTTGATGATCCGTACCAGCATTCACGGTATTCGAGAAAGAAGTTACCCGATTTGTTCGTATCTGCTTCGATCAGGTCTGTATATTCAGTAACTTTTCCGATCGTCGTAACGATACGTAGAATCGCTGATACGTCAAGGTCGGCATAACCAAAACTGTCAGGCGATGCGATAATGGTCAGAGGATTCAGGACGCCGTTAATCGTTAACCGCCCCTCGAAATAATATCCGCCGTGAACAGTATTATCATTGACGTATGTTTCCTGCCGTTCAGGGTCAAGTGCCGTATCCGAAGGGTCGAATCCTGTTATAAACGGAATATCAGTATCAATGATCGTCGTCGTCGATCCTGTTTGAACTGTTCCGGCGTACATCGCATCCAGCGTCTTGTTATAAACAGCAATAACATCACCGTCGGTACCGTCGAACGTTCCGGCTGCAACAGTCAGTCGTAAATATCCGGCGTTGTTTGCTGCAGAAAGAATGTCGTAATCTCGTCGCTGAAACCGGAAATTAACAGGTGATTCGGTTGCCACCCAGCGACAGACGATTTCAGGGCTTACTTGTTCGACGTATTCAGGCGTTGAAATCAGTGTAATCATTATTCGGTTTTTTTACAGGTCGTGTATTGCGTCATCATCGGGTTTGATGTCGTATCTGTATAATTGTTAATTCGGATATAATTGACGATCCATTCTTGGTCAACATCACAGTACAGATAGTCTTTTTCAGCTGTTATCGTCGATCCGACATAATACCAAGTCGTTCTGACAGTACAGACATAACATTCCGTCACGGGCTGTTTGTCGCATGAAAATATCAGCGCAATCAATATCAGGAATAAATATTTCAATGCAGTCGTTTCATGTAATTTATAAATTGTTCCTGATTAACGATACGGGTGAATCCGCCGATGCCGATAAGCAAGTGGCCGTTCTCGTACCGTTTAATGATATACGGTTCAGATGATTTCGGTCGTGATTTTTGAAATCTCGAGAACAAATCTCTGATTAATCGCCTCAATAGTTTTAGCTCGTTCCGTAGTATAAACATCGACGTAAGTTTTATTTCTGAATTGTTTATTGCCGTATTTATTTATGTACCAAGTTACTGATCGTGCTTCCCGTTTCCGACCTTCTTCTGTCGTTGACCTGAACATATTTCGTTTCGCCATCCAAGTGTATATCCTTACGTAAAGCCCGGAATCTTTGTTTGATCTGCGTTTTCCACGACCGTGTTCAAGAACTGACAGCCAGTACGGGACGAGAATACCGATCGTGAAATCATTTTCTTCGATCGTGAACTGTTTCATAATTGAATCAGGAATCCGGTTGCCGTAATACGTATTCCGTGTACTGATCCGCTGAATCAGGTCATACATCTCGGGTTTCAGGTTCGGTTTCATAAGCAGGGATCAATCGTCCGATTTTGCAGATAATACAGATCAAGCGGTAATGACCAGCCGATAACGTTGGCGTCATATTTGACTTCAAGCACTCGTACAGCCCGGATCGGAAGGATTGTTTTAAAATACTCGGAAGCGATCAGCCGGGTGATAAAACGTTTGGCAGTCAGAAGCGTTTCGTCAAGTATCGCTTCGTTTATTTCTGCCTTATCTTCCAGCCGGGTTTGTTTCAGTATTTCGACAGTCAACGGCGTGTAATGTTCAATAATAGCATTCGCCCGTACTTCAAGAAGAATATCAGGCGGTTGCAGGATCAGGCCGACGACGTCCAGTTGGTTTGACTGATCCACGTACAAGTTTGCAAGTTGCTGTTGATCGTACAAGACCAGCGAACAACCGGAATCAGTCAATATCGTTTTTAGAATATTTGTTATCATTTCGTTGTATGTGTTGTTGAACCAGCAGTATCGAGCGGATAATGGAAATCGACTTCAAGCAGTAACGGAAGCTGACCGCTTGACGTACTAACCCACGTGTCATCTGTTCCGGTATCTGAACGACGAATGTTACAGATCAGCATCGACGAAATATTTTTTCCTGATCCTGCACCGGTCAGCAGAACGTCAGATGTCATCTGATGTTTATGATCCGTACCATCACAGGCGTCAGAAAGATCAACGGTCTGCATATCTGAAAACGTACCGTTAATATTTGCCCAAGAATAATCAATTTTCCATCCGACGGTCTTTCCGTTTTCAGCAACGCCACGTGATCCGGGCGTCCAGTGCAGATGAACGTAAATATCTTCACCCTGTTTATATGAGTGCGGAAGCTGAATCGTAAATGAAGCGAAATCATTCTTTGCAAATTCTGGAAGATAAACGCCGAGCCCACCGCCGTTCGGGTAGTAAATAACATAATCAGGATCAGCGATGCCCGGACGGTCGAATGATCCCGGCGTGATACGCATATCATCCCAAGCATCAAGTCCTGATCCGACAGGCTGTTTCAGGTAACCGTAACGCTGAACGCCGGATGCAGCCTTTTTCTTTTTCGTGTTAACTTCGAAATATTTACGCTTTGGGTCGGCCATCTTTCAGTTTTGCTTTCTGTTCTTCATATGACAGTTCAATAAATCGTCGCTGATAATCCTGTATTTCTTTTTCACGCATAAAGCGCACAAGGCATTCACGATACGGCGTTTGCAGGACTTCAGAAACGGGGACTTTCATTGAATCCCTCAGATATTCAATGGCGGTCAGTTCAGAAAATATTGACAGGCGTTCGATCCCGGCAGCTAATTCAATCTTGGTCGGCTCACGATGTAACAATTTCTGTTCGCGTTCAACCATTTCGGAGATCAATTTTATCAGGTGTGATGCTAACGGATATAACTCACGAACGGTGCAATTTATGATTTTTTTTCCGAATATTAATGCATGATCTTCATCCCATTTTTTTCCGGTAACGATCGGATAATAGTAACCCGTTACAGTCCTGATGATTACACCGTAGTCATTCGTTTCATCCCGGCTGAAATATAGCCGCTGACCGTAAACGATCGTTCCAGTAAATTCATCGTACGTCTGTGGAATCACGTATCGCCGTCTGCCAATCCTGATCCCGGAAGGCAATGGCATCTGCGAAAGGCCGTCAGATAAACCTTGATATTCTTCATTATTCAAGATCATATCTTTCAGCGTCAGCCGTTCGACTGGTATTATTTTATGTGCCATATTGCTGTTCCCCGGCTTTTTACAGATTCCATAAAACGATAACGTCCGGCGTCAATCAGGTGGTCGAACCCGTCAATCGGTATTCCGGCACGACGATCAGACCAAAGATAGTTTTTAAATTCCTTTGCCAAGTTTGTCGAATCCCGTGTCAGAACGTGTTCATAATCCTGCATCAGACGAAGGGCTTCAGACACAGTCCATTTCGTTTTATCAACAGGGCGTATGTTGAAATCTTTTCTGAGTTCTGCTATCATCCGGGCGTCTGCACAGTCGGCAGTAATCAGGTCGTTACGGCCAACGTGCTGCGATATAAGCGACTTTAGTTCGCCGGGTGTATTACCAGCTTGGTAAATCTTTTCGTCCCAATACATGATACGTCGACGGCTGTCGATCGCAATTTTAACCATCGCATCAGGATCATTGAAACCGAAGTCCAGACCAAACGAGAACGGCAGGGTGGTGTCAAATTCACCATAACGCCAGTTCTGAAATATCGCCCCTTCAAGTTTCCCGGTCAGACCTTCACCGTAAACCTTCCACCAGTAAGGTGAATCCCGGTGTCGCAGTATTGATTCGATAATACGGTCAGACAGGAACGGATTGTCTTTAAATGTTGAATGAATATAAGCGCAATCTTCCGGGTGTTTCTCCATAAGTTCATGTACCCAAAATTCAGCAACAGGATTATAGTCGATAAAAACAAAACGCTTGGTTCGGATTTCCAGCTGGTCAAATACGTCGTAAGGAATACCGTACGCTTCATTGACGAACAGAATATCACGCCGAGCACCTTTCATCCGCTCGGCCTTATCGCCTGAAAAGAACTCGATCAGATTTGTTCCTATCCTATAACTGGAATCAGATCGGTTGTGATTTGATTCTGAATACAGGTGTTCGTTATTTAAAATCTGAAAGA